TTGGCTTTGCGCGTCTAGAACCTTTTCGTCTTGAAAGTTCTCGTATTTAACAACAGCCTGTATTGTGATCTTTTCTAATGTGTTCCTACTTGTAGTGTGTCTAGTAGTTTCTTTTTTAGAACCATAAAGAGGATTGAAGTCTGGTGTTATTTGATTTGGAGACTCAGTGGCTTTTCTTATGTAAACATAAATATCCCTAAAAAATGTATCCCTAACATTATCCAATTCAAGTTGAATAAGCTTCTTCTCAGCATCTGTCAAAATGGAGGCCATTAATCTGTAGTGTTGTTTTCGTCTCTTCCGTAAACCTGAAGGGGAGAAGATCTATACATATTATACTTAGCAACCAACTGATCGAGTCTAGAAACAGAGTCTGATTTGAAAACATTTAGAGTTCTTGCTACTGAGTTTTTGTTCTGTCTTTGTATGGTGGTGTCACCCTCTTTTAGCAAAACCCAATCCAATCCTCCGCTAGATGTGTCCGTAATGCCCCGTAGAACGTCTCTGGACTTCTTCTCGTAGTAATTGATGATATATAGCTCAGTGAAGGTGGCCTCCTCCTCACGGCAAAGAGGAGGCAAAAAATTGCCAGCCTCGTCTATCTCAAACTCCTCGTTTATAAGAATATTTAAATCACCTAAATGACTTTCTAACCACCCCGAAACATAAGACAGGGGAAAACGGCAAGTATCTTCAGGGAATTCTACTTCAATTATCTTTGTGGCGAGTTCTCCGAGGTCATTCATTGTTTAAATATCGTTAAACAACCTTACAGTTTTTTTGTAGTTTGGGGAAGTTTCATCTATAATAGGAGAGGCTTGGCTAGGTACATTTACATTGTGTCTTCTTGCATACATCTCGAAAGAGTCAACTAATTGCTTTTTAAGTTGAGAAGCATTCTGTTGAGGAGGTACTCCGACCTCCATAGCAAGTGCCGTCATTTCAGAAACGGACATGGATTCTACGTTTTCCTTAAAAATTTCCTTGTTTAAGGTTTTGTAAGGATTCATACTATGAATACCCAGTAACTCTTCCAACTCTCTAGCTTGAGCTATTTGAGATTCTTTGTCGTCTCTATACTTGCCGTCAGTTACATCAAATTCTTCCAATGATTTGCCTTGTTTTCTGGGGTCATTAGCGTCTGCGTAAATAAGGCTAGCATCTCTTTGGTCTATTCCCAACAGTTCGCCCAATTCTTCAATAGCTTCTTCTTTTGCTGAAACTTCTTTGTTTTTATTCTTCTTGCTCATGATATATAATATATATTACACTTAAAAAAATCAAAAAAAAGAACCGCTCCCAAAAAAGGAAGCGGCTCTTGTATTTATAAGGTTTGAATTAGACAACGATTCCCGTAAGAGCGCGGTCATCAATACAGATGCGACCCTCTTCAAGAGTACCGTAGTAACCAATCTTGTTCTGACGTACGCTGAACTGATCGTCAACTTGGATGTTGAGAGCATCAGTAGCACCTTCACCGAGAACGACTGGGCGGATGAGAGACTCCTTAGAGCGGTCAACACCGATTAGTAGTTCGTCAGTTGCACTGAATCCAGAGTCTGGGCTTTCGCCTTGACCACCAGAAGTGACAGTTGCTGAATCAGCACCATCAATAGCAAGAGCAATCTTGTTAAAGCGTTGTCCGATACCCATCTCAAGAACCTCAATGATGTTAATACCATAGAAGCTTGGAAGTCCACCGCTGTTGTAAACTGACATGCGAAGCTCGTCAGGAGCTGCGATATCGTTACCAGTAGCACCAGTAGCAACGGTGTTAATTGGGTTATAAGACATTGAACGAAGTTTCTCGATCATTTCTGGGGATACCAAAAGATCGGTAACACCAGTAACAGAACCGCCAACAGGAGTTCCGCCGTTGAAAGAACTATTAATTCTCTTAGACTTGGTGATCAGACGGTTAAGGTCGTCAAGGATCAAGCGGTCTTGGTTGAAGGAAGAGATAATACGCTTGTTAGTTGTTCCGTTGCCCTTAATGAGGGCAGATGCGAGAACATTGAAAGCGGTACGCTCTTGCTTAAGCATAACTTCTTGAGCCATTCTGGTGAAGGTCTTGCTGACAACATCAACGCGAGCTTTACGAGCATAACTACGGTCGAAAGCAAGTGCGCTATCGAGGCTGTAGGTATTGAACTTAAGTTCGTTGTGTGCAGGAAAAACCTGATTGTAAGGAAGTCCTCCAGCTACTTGTTGAGAGTAAACCTGAATGTAGTCTTCGTCTGTAATATCGTGGAAGAGATCCAAAGGAAGCGAAGGATTGTCGTCCCACTCATAAGTCAGTGTAGAAAAGAGGTTGCCGACAGTAACGGCATTGTTAATAACCTCGTTTACCACAGGCCCGATAAGGGATGCGACAGCCGCTTGTGCTTCATAAGCCTCTTCACGATTATTTGAAGCCATAGCGCGAACTAGGTTCAATTGATCTTCTGTTCTTTTAATTGTAATTTTCATATTCGTGAATAGATTTTAGAGTTCGATTTTAACGTAAGCATAGTCACCTTCGAAAGGATCAACTGAGCCTTCGCCCTGAGTTTCACGGCTACCAGTAGCCAATACAAGACCAACTACGGTTTCGTCAGCTGCAGCTTCGCCAAGTAGTCCACCATCACGTACTGCAAGAGTGGTCATAGGAGCAGGAATAGTTCCACCTTCAAAAGAGCCGTCAACGAAGGTAAAGAAACCTTTAGTTGCTACAGGCACTGCTTCTCCAGACGTAACGCACTGGAGTTCAGCTTTCTTTTCTGGGTAAAAGCGAAGCTTTTCTCCATTCTCATCTTCTTCGCGAACATCGCGCAAAAGAATCCCGAGGGCAGCATCACCAGAGTCAGCGAGTTGAACCTTGTGAGGAACACTTGCGAACATTGAAGTTGCATTGCCGATGGTGTTAAGGAATCCTCCCTCACCATATTGCACAGCATCAGCGTTAAGATCAGCAGATGTGATTTTAACGAGAAGACCAGCACCTACTTCGCCACCGTCGTATGAAAACATGTTGACAACGTCGTTGTCGTCATACTGACGGAAAGGCAATAGTTTTGTTATATCATTAGCCATAATTATTATAATTTAGTTTTTTTTTACTTAGTAATTTCTACTGTAAAGCTTTTCTTGAGCTTATCTAGCAAGCTTGGCTCGCTAGAAGCTTCTGCATTATTATTTGGAATAGATGCAGTTTCAATATCTTTTACTTCGATTTCTTCTTCAACCTCTTCGATTGATGATTCCGAAACTTCCGTAACTTTTTCAGTAGATGCTTTAATTCTCTCTGCGACAAGCTCTTCGATCTTGTCTGCAGCTTCTTTTTCCTTGGAAGCAATTGCCTCTTTGTTTTTGTGGGAGAAGATTACTGCGAGCTTTTCCTTGAGTGCCTCGAAAGACTCCTCTTCTTGGTTTAGCTGTTGCATCTCTGCCATGACATACTCTAGCTCTTCAGTAGAGAGCTCATAAGTTTCGTCAATGAAATTCATTCTGGCGTTGAAAAGTTCCAATGCTGCTTTAGACTCAACTTCAGTTTTAATTTCGTTGAGTTCTTCTTTTGTCGCCTCAAGAGACGACTTAAGTTCAGCAAGGTCCAATTCGGCCTTTTCCTTAGCTTCGGTTTCAGCCTCAACTTTGGATTTCCAGTTTTCGCTGTGTGCAGTTAATGCATCACGCATAATCTCGCCAACAGATTTGGCGTGATCTTCCTTCTTGACGATGGTAGCGACGCTTTCTGCGACTTCAGCCATCATTTTTTCGAATTCTTCTTTAGTCATATGATTTAAAATATTGAATTTTTCTCTGTTTACATTGTTTTCAGCGTTTAGGGAAATTTTTTCTTGTAGTTGCTTGCTTCCAGCCTCCGTGTTTAACTCTTCTTGACCTTGTTTGTCTGCCACATAAATACCCTTAACTCTAGCTGCTGGATTCATTGTTATCCCAGCACCAAGAGGGTAAGTTTGCCCTACAATCAACCTATTCACAGGCATTCCATCTTCATCTTCTCCACTTCCTCCAAAAGCCCTAGCATGCTGTCGGTGTGTCATAGAGTCCATCTCATCTAGGATTTTAGACTCTGATAATTTTTTTGAGCCTTTTGTTATTTTATAATCAGAAAAAGCCAGCTCCCAGCTAGTTGATATGCTTTGATATTCTTCTGTATCCTTTTCTGAAGCCTTTTCAATTGACTCTGCAAGCTCTGGAAATATGCTCCTGTAAATTACCCCAGCTGCGTTTATGTAAAAAGGTTCAGTTCTGTCTGCGTAAGATTCTATATCATTATCGGCAAAATCAAACTCCTTGTCAGAGAAAGAGGCATTAATCATGTGCCCTACGATTTTTTGTTTTTGGTGTTCTATGTTTATAGGTTTGTTTACAAATCTTTTTACTGCAGCTATAGCTGTCTCAGTATCGATGCCATCTCCGTTTTTATTAAATTCATTAACAACTGCCAAATTAAAAACTACTGGCACAACGTCAATATTTTCTTCAGGGTCAAAACTTTCTGGCATAAGACCCTTAGCAGCCTCATCAACATTAGCTTGGGATATACCAAAACTAAAAAAATCTTCCTTCTCTAAAACTTTAAATTTACCAGCAAACTGACAAATTTCCAAATCCGATTTATTCATATAATTCTGTTACACTAAATTTTAGTAGAATGATATAAAATAGCTGCGCTTAAATCATCTAGTTGATGTTTAGCTCCAAATTCTAGAACTTCTGGGCTAATATCTAGATCTGCAATTTTATCAAAGTCAGCTAGGATGCTACTTAAAGCTTCATCCCAGTCGTCTTGTTTTTTAGATACAACAATAGATTCACATGCTTTTGCCACAAGGTCTTTTTTATCTTCCGACAATTCCTCGACTCCTGAGCAAAACTTCTCACGAAATTTTTCAGATGCTTTTTTCTCAAACTCAGTAACTATTTTTGTTACCTCTACTATATTTGCCTTAGAATAATGCGTTGAATTTGAAACGCCAACTGGACGACCCCCGCTTGGAGAAGGGCTTTTAACTGCATTGTCTCTTCCCTCTTCCGAGGTATTAGATTCCCCACCCTCTTCGACTTCTTCTTGTTGGTAAAGATTAATTGAGTTTACTAAAGGCATGTAATGACCGTCTTCTCTTTGTTTTTTAAATGATTTTTGAGATTTATCAAGATTTTCAGACTCTGGGAAAGATCCGCTATGAATTAGGTCCATTCCTTGTTCAGGGGTTAGTATACCGAGCTCCATCATTCGGATAGCAATCTTGTTTGTTTCACCAGACTCATTCTTGCCTACTTCAATCATTTTTGCTTGAGGCCAAACCCTCATTCCTAAAGATTTGCAAAGTTTTCTTATTTCTGGCTGAATAAAGTCCTTGATGAATAGTTCTCTAGAAAGTTTAAGTCTCTCAAGGAATATTCTCATTTTTGTTTCTCCTTGCGAGTATTTAGAATCTCCAATAAGAATGTTTTGAAGTCCATCTTTAATATCTTGATCTAATACCTGATATTTTTCTGCACCCATAACCTTCTTAAGGTCTGGTATTACAAATTCAGCTTTAGTTGTATAGTCAGAAACAAGAACCCTCCCAACGCTTTGGTTTTTGAAAATGTTTTGCATAGCAGAAAGAGCTTTATGATTAACTCCACCCTTATCTGGCTCCGCGCCCATAGTTACAAGCAATACAACGTTTTCTATAGAACGAGCAATAGCTTGATCTATCTTCTTTAGTTCCATTTTTTTATTTAGATCATCAAGAACCGCGAATCCACTAGGTATAGCCATTGGCTCATAGTCTTGTTTGCCAGCAAAAATTACATGTAGCTTCTCTGGTTCAAGTGGTATGATTGGAGTAGTAGAGCTTGATACTGCAGGGTTATTTTTTATAGTAAGCTTAACCTCTTCTGGCATAGAGTTAAAAAGCTCTCTTTCGTGCTCCGATGTTGGATTCTTAAGCCTTGATATTTCGAATGGAGTTAACACCTTATAGTATTGATACTCTGAAAATGTAACAGAACCCTTGGCAACAATGTCAGAAGGATTAACCATTATATATTTTATAGGAATTTTAGCGTTCTTTTTCGAAGAACCGTAGATTTCCATCATTTTAGTAACACTAGAGAAATCCAAGGTTCCGTCTAGCCTGAGCATAAATACATTGCCTGATCTATAGAACTCTCTGAAAAATTGATCTTGAAGGTCGTGAATTTTTATTCTTTTAAACCAAGCTTCAATGAATTTCCTTGATTTCTTTGAGCCTCCTTCTAGGTATATGTCTGTGTTGGCATATTGAGACATTAAGTCTATAGTAGACCTGAAAGCTGGTATGTTAAAGTAAGCTTTTTGGCAAAGTGAGATTGCATCAGCTGCACCTACGTTGCTATCAGAATATTCAAAAGGCAACAATCCAGCATCTATGTTTGCATACTTATTAGCTATTTTGCCAGTAGCAGCACTGTTTGTTCTAGAGGTAGATCTGTTTTCTGAGCTAGAACCTTTTCTTGAAGACGCGGCTTCACTTTCGTAAAAAGATTCGCCTACCATTTCAGGCTCGAAATCTAGAGAGTGAGCTACAGGTAGAGTAGCCTTGCTTTGATTTTTGTCAAATTTACCCCAGTACTCTGACTTCTTTGTATATTTTCTTTTCGCCATAACTCATTATACACAAAAAAAAACTAAATATCAAAGTTAACTTTAACTTTGCAAAGTTGACTTATACTTTACTTTTATGACCATTGTTTCATCGCCATCTGTTTCAGTAATGTATGTCTCTCCGTTTTCGTGCAAATCCTTCATGGCTTTTTCAGAAATAGTCATTTCGTGATCGTAATCTCTTTCTTTTTGATCGCCACCATTGTCATAGTTGTACTCAGAAGCCAAGATAAGAACTTCTTCTCCCCCAAACTCTACTGAAGCTTTTGATTTATCCTTAGCTTCCTCGAACTGCCTGTAACAAACCGCCAGTTTTTGATCGTTCTCTTTGAAATCTTTTTTTATTGTTTCAGAAGACATACAGCGAGAAACAAAGTCACTTTTCTTTTCTCTATCGTTTGGAGTTGGTAAAGGCATAACAATATTTACACTGACAATACTAAATAGTGAAGGGAATAAACGTACCTTGTGGTTTTTTGTTTACTTTAGCGTGTCTAGAATCAAAGTAAACCTTGCCAAACCAGTTTCCGAGCAATAATGCAGAATAGGAGTCTTTTCGAGCTCTATTAGGACCTGTCTGCCTTCTTAGGTTTTGCGGTAGGTTAAATTGTTGTGATCCTTGGGGGTTTGATACTACTTCAATGTTGGCACATTCTGATTTAGTCAATTCTATTATACTTTTTTGGTGATCTATAAAGTCAATCATTTTAGCTCCCTTTGAAGATGCGTTTATTTTCATATCCCATTTAAGAGACTCAATCGGTAAGTTCTTTTTTCTTTGATCATCGAAATGTGAATCAATAGCTCTAGACCCAAACAGTATTCTTTTGTGATCAATAGATGCCTGTAGTAGTTCATTTGCATTACGTATCCAGTTGACTGTAGGCTTTCTTAAAATACAGTATTTTCTTGTTTTAACATTATACTCATTCTTAAATTGAAGTATATCTGCGTGATATTGTTCAGACTTCTCTATGTCCACCTCTATAACGCCTATATCTACATTTTGGTCTTTAAACATCTGGCTTTCATTACAAGCATTAATGAATTGAACTCCTCCATTATAGTCTCCACATATGCCAATGATATTAAAGTGGGTAACCAAGTATAGGAAGTACCTCATGTGTTCTTTTAGAGAAACCCCTGCCACTGCATAACTATGAACTAAGCAAAGTTTTTGATCTTCTTGTAAAACTTTAAATACATGCATAGCAAAGTGGTCTGCGCTTGTATTTCCCGCCCAGTTAGGGTCAAATGCCATTATGTATTCGTCACTTGGATTACCTACTACCTCAACAGCAGGAAACTCTCCATCAGCAACAGTACAAGCAGCCATTTTTGATAATCTAAAGTATCCATCACTCTCATCTACAAACTGAGCACCAAATTCCCTCTTGAACTGCATTTCACTCATTGTAGCCTTCGCCTGTTTAAGCAGGTTTTGATCGTAAAGTCTAGTAGGAGCACAATCATAGCTTAATTGCATTATAAGTCTGTAAGCATCATCTGCTGCTGCATCATCATCATCCACATCCTTAAAGACCCCATTATCTGTTTCTTGTTTATCTAAAATTAAACCCTCGTACCTCTTGAATAGCTTATACATGTATTCGAATTTGAAACTAGGAGATGAAAGTATTATCAGTTTATTATTAGGCCATACATACCTATCCTTTTCTTCCATCTCACCCTTTTCGATTAGGCGCGATTCTAAATTATGTAATTCGTCTCTCTCTACTGGATTTTCTATAACCCCCAAAAATGGCAAAATAACTTCATTAAAAATCTTTTCAGGTATAGTTAAAAACTCATCCAATACTATCCTATTAAATCGAAAACCCCTTAATCTCTCTCCGTTGGCTAATGGCAAGGCTGTTGCTCTACTTCCACCTATCTTCATAGTCCACTGGTCAGTTCCCTTTGTTATCTTAACACCACAATCCTTAGCTAATTTAGCCTCTGGCTTACCAAGTATGTCTTCCATTTTCTGGAAGATCATTTTTGACTGACGGAATGTACCAGCGATGACACCAATGTTGGCACTTGGGTTCAAAAGACACTCAAGAAGAACGTAAACTGCGGTAGAGTAAGTTTTTGACATACCACGGGAGAATACAAACATAGAATAGTCTGATATCATCATTCCTTTGATTGCCATAGCCTGAAAGGGAAACAGTTTTACGCCAAGGAAAAGCTCGCAAGTAAATGGGATGTTATTTCTTAGAAATTTATATAAGTAATATCGGGCATCCTCTTCTTTCAGAGAGCCTTCCATTTTTTTCAGTTGTTCATTAAGTGGGGCTGAAGCGTACTCCATCCGATCCCTTTGTGTTCCTTTTACCCAAGACATATTATATTGAAATTGCTGTTTTTCTCTGACCTATACCATGAATAACTTTATCAATATGATATTGTAAATCTACGTTCCACAACTCATCCCCATGATGAAGAATAAGTGGGATTATCTTCTTTGTTCCTGCTCTATTATGAGCAAATATAAATTGTACATTTTTGGGGTAGTCTAGCATAAGTTTTCGCACATTATGCCAAACATATCCTAAATTAGATTTAAAATTAGATCCTCTATTGTCTTCTTCCAACTTCTCAATACTGGACTCAACAACAACAAACATGTAAGACCCGAATTGTACGCATCTATCCATCTCTCTTCTGAACCTGTCTATTCCAGCCCCAAAAGTTTGCCTGAAATCATCCTGTGCCTTCCTGTCAACAAACGTTTTAGTATAATATTCTCCTGCAGCTGTATAATCGCCAAAATCCAACTTATTAACTCTGTCGTTTTCAAATTTTAGTGGTTTTTTTTCTCTGGTATCAACAAAAATACACATACCACTAGTATCAGCATTCCAAAATTCTTTTGGTAGATCTTTTTTATAAATATTCTCTAATCCGACTTCTTTTGTGAAATTATCGTAAGACCCCCATAAATGCTTATACGTATATGTGTTAGCCATAAACGACAAATCATAGAATAAGTTCGGGGGTGAATATTTTATCCCCTTCTCTTGAATCTTCTTCTTGGCTTTATCTAAGACATACTCTTTAGCCTTGTTTTTAGGCTCTATTCTCAACCAATTAATGTAATTGTCAAAATGATTAAAATCATTATTAAAATAAGAATCATAAGACTTAAACTGAAGCAAATCACCAGTATACAAATCCTTCCTCTGGAAATGCTTTACATAATAATCACCAATAGTAACAGAGTGAGCCTTTAGGTGACAATGAAAACTCTTTCTGCTCTCAAACTCCTTACCACATTCCTTACATACAAAATCACTCATAACAACTCCCTTTTAGAGATACCTAATACACGCGCTTTATAATCATCCATACTCTCCAAACGATCAGCCTCTTCTTCTATTAGCTTGTTTTTCATTTCAGCCATCATTATCATTCTCTCTCGCTCTTCCTTATCCGTAAATGCCTCCACTAATGCAAAGATACTCCCATTTTCCTCTCCTTTGGCTTTTAAGCGCACCTGACGGCTTCCATTCAAATCCTTAGTCAATGACTCAATTCTCTTCTCACATTGATTCAGCTCCTCGCTAGTGGCTTTAATGAGTTCTGTGAGTCTCATGGTGACATCTCTCTCACTGTCCGAATCATTAAGCAGATTATTTAGCTTATCTATCCTAGACTGAATGTGCTTCTGCCGAACATAGTTAGTACACACTGTTACATACAAATTTAACTCATCATTAGTCAAATCTGGCTTGTCCCACACAGCTCTTACAAATTCACTCTCAAATAAATCCCTATCAGCCAAAGTATTATACTGATTTATAAAATGATTGAACCTAGGGCTCTTAAGATGATTCATTAATTGCTCTATTAGTGTTTTTTGTTTTCTTTGCAACCCACTCTCATCTAAAGTCACTCCACACCAATCATTAACCTTTTTTAACGCCTTACCCAAGGTCTTAGGAGGAGTCCAGCTCTCAGTAGTTATAATTTCATTAGCATTACTTATGTCAGGTCTGTAATTCTTTAAAAAATCAACAACCACACGATGTTTCATACTCAAACTCTTGAGTTGGCTATCCTTAAACACAAGTTTAGCTATCTCAAGTGCAGTCATACCCACTTTAACAGAATCTCCCAACAAAAACTCCTTCTGAGACTTGTCTAAACTAATATCTCCCACCTTCTTCTGAACATGGGTCTTATAATCCAACTTCTCTCTCGCCAAGAACTCTCTGACAGCACGACCCTCTTTGGATCTACCGTCCAAACTCTCATCTCCGAAAAGTTTTCGGGTTATCTTCATCAAATCTGAATCAGTCTTAAACATCTCAACAACGAAACGCATCTGCTCCTCATCCAAAACAATCTTATTATTACTCATATCAAATCCTCGTTTTTTAACACTTGCGCAGCAATTTCATAAAACTTCTTCTTCAAATTATTAATCTGCTTATACCTAGGAGTCTTACGCTTGCTAGTATCTTGCTTAAACCCAAACTCAATGGCAACTTCCTCGTCAGACTGATGCTTAACATACAACATATAATAAATCTTCCTATGCTTCTCGTTTAACTTCTCCATAACCAAACAATGAACCTTCTCTAGCTTCTCATCATAATCAAATTCAGACTCACCAACACTATCTTCTCCCCCAGAATCCAAATTAACATCCAAAGACAACGGCAATTTCAAATTATAGGCCTTCTCCTTCTTCTTACGCCACTTAGCAAAATCAACACAAGTAGAATTCTGCTTGCCATTAGCGGTAAATCCACACTCATTACCTCCACTATAAAAAGAACACCTCAAACACGGCTTCGCAAAGTTGCCATAATGATTCCTAACCAAGTTCTTTATCTGATTAGATATCAATGTACCACACCAAGGACCAAAATTCCTCTTCTGGTCCCACAAATGCCACTTATTATAAATATGTAGCCTGATTATCTGACAAACATCATCATAATCCAACCACGCCAAGGCACTCAACTGCCACTTAGCTCTATATCTGCACAAAAGACGATCAATCTCTACAACCAAATCTTCGTATTTTTTATCCATCTATATCAGTAGGCTTAGAACTTCCGCAATCACGCTCGTTTCTCTGCAAAAGCTCGTCACCATCAGGCAACTTAGATGCATCTCTAGTATAATTATCACTAGGCGCATTAGAACTACCCATAATATCACCCAATTTAACAGCATTACTATTTGTTTCAGCCGAAATTTGATTTCTCATCTTTTTCAAATCAAAAGAACCAACAATATCATCATCAGATTCAAGAGAAACATCCATCTGAGGCTTCAAAACCTTTTCTACACCAGTAACAGAGGCTTTAACCCCCATCCCAGCTCCACAACCTGCGCAAAATTTTGGCTGGCTGACTTCATATATGTTTTTATGCCCACAGGCAGTGCAGAAGATCTTGTTCATGTGAAATTTTATGTTGTTTTGTTTGTTTTATCAACTTTTTTTTAATTTATAGTCAACTTTTATTTACACTTTTTGCCTCGCGTGTGGAACTAAACCAAATTTGGGAAACTTTATTTATAGAGTAGACCACCCCCCGCTGCTTTGACACTTCGTCGGAAAAACCAAAATTTTGAGAAAACCCACCCCTAACAGCTCTAACAGCTCATCCGTGGAACAATTCCGTGGAACAATGAAAAAAAATCACCTTTTTTAACGATTTAGCTTGTAAAATCAAGCCGTTTTGGTATAATACACCCATGAAAGAAAATAACACTACACTGTCACCAGTTCCTAATCCTAATGTCCAAATCATCCTTAGCGATATGCTCGCCAAGGCTACCCGCAATCATGAGAAGCAGCTTGAGCGTCAGCGTCAGTTCGAGATCAAGCGCGAGCGTGAAGACGTAATGAGAGCAAAAAGAAATGCCGAAAATAAGTGTCGAAACATCTTGCAAGGCAACTAAAAATATCGTATAATCTCACCAGAAAGAAAATCACTATGAAAGCATACACTACACCACCACTCAATCCCTGCTCACTACGCATCAACAGCCTAACAGCTTTTGACTTCCGCAGCTACCCTACCTTCTCACATGTAGAGAAG